CTGTTTATCATACCCTAACGACCCGAATAACGTCGTTTTAGAACCGAAAACGTTACAGGTAAGTGCTACGTTTGCTGCACCACCTAAGACGTGCGAGACCCTTATATCATCAACTATTGGCACTGGAACTTCAGGGGAAATACGTGTGCTATTTCCGTGCCAATACTCATCAAGCATCACATCACCGATTACTATAATATTTTTTTCACTCACTTGCAGACCTCATTTTATATAAATACTTATGACATATAGTACAACTTACACTTATATGTATATAAGAATTATTACATAGGAATTCTCTGCTAATGGATGAAAAAGAATTTAGAGAGTCGATTAGTGAGATAAAAGAACGCACTACAAGACTCGAAGAACAGATGAAGACTGTTTATAACAAAACCGACAGGATAGAAAATAAGTTGGATGAGTTAATTGAAAAAGTTAGTCATCGGGATATTGACGTTGCCACTAATCAGTTACAGATTGGCCAAGGTGAGCGTCTTTTTTGGGTAGGACTGTCGGCAGTTATTGGGTTGGTTATATATTGGATTAAAGGATAATTCATTATGGGAATAGAAATTTGGTTTGATATTCAGAATGCCCTAGCAGTACTTGGTGCGACTGCTGGGTTCGGTGGCTTTTTATTTACCTTAAGAAACAGACATTACTATTTGTGGCCAAGTCGTACTTCTTTACTCGTAGGTGGACTCGCATCTTTTTTACCTGTTTACTTTAATTCACCAGAAGGTGAGCAGTTGGCAGTTCAGGCGGGATTGGACATTGCAGTAATCGCAATTCAATCAGTCTTTAGTATATCCGTGATTATGTTCTCGATTATTGTGATACAATACAGACATTCACAATATGGTACGGACGGTTCAAAGTGTGGAGATAAACGTTCGGGGAGTTCTTAAAGAAATAGAATACCTAAATAGTTAATATATGGAAAAAATATTATGGCAAAATTACAATCAGCAGAAGAATTAAAAGAATATTGCTTTCGTAGATTGGGTTCACCAAAGGTGCAAATCCAGGTCGACCCGATTCAAGCATTCGATAGAATAGACGACGCAATCCAATTATTCGTTCACCGTCATTTCGATGGTGTTGAAGAGAAATTCATGGCAGTACCATTTACTGCAACAGATGAAGCAAATAACTACTTAACTCTCAGTGATGATGTTGTTGCTGTGACTCGTATCTACGAACCTGGCACATACTCGTCAGAAGCAATGAGTGATGTTAGATATAGAATAGCAATGGACCAGATGTTTGATATGACGAAAGTCAACATGCAATACTTTGAAATGACAATGCAGCATTTGGAATTAATAAGTGATTATTTTAATCCAGATAGGACGTTTACATTTAACAAAGCAACCAGTCGTTTATATTCACATTCTGGAAAGATTCTTGGACCATCTTGTAAAATTAAAGGTGTATGTTCTGATACTGCATTTGAAACCGAAACTACTTGTACGGATGCTATAGAAACATGGACGGCATACGATACGGAATCCGTTTGCGTTGCAGCATCTAGCACTTGGTATGAGGGAAGTAAAATATTAATCAGGGCATTTGTGAAAGTAGTCCCAGACGAGGGAGAATCATATGCTCTCGATGTCTTTGATGATGAATGGATAAAGAAGTATACAACTGCATTGATTAAGAAACAATGGGGTTCAAATATGAAACAGTATGATGGTATGCCACTTCCAGGTGGAATTACGGTAAACGGTCAGCAATTATGGGATGAAGCAAATGACGAAATTATGCGACTAGAAGAGCAATTCTCTCTCGAATACGAAACTCCAATAAACTTTTTGGTAGGATAAAATCATGGGTATGTTTGATGATATGTCCAAATCAAATATGATTAAGGAGATGGTCGAAGAGGTCGTTGCTGTAATTGGTTTTCCAGCGAAATACCTCCCACGCAAATATAAAACCTTAGATCCAATCTTTGGTGAAGACCCAACATCTAATTTTGACACCCTTTGGAACATCACCATACTGATAGACGAATATACAGATTATGGTGACCAAGGAGACTTCTACTCGAAGTTTGGTATTCAAGTTACTGACGAAATGAAATGTTCGTTCACCAAGAAAGAATTTGCAGAACAGACTGTTCAAACTGATGATGATAGACCTATTGCTGGAGATTTGTTATATTTTAATGACCTTGAAGCATTGTTTGAAGTGTCTTTTGTTAATAACGATAGTTCATTCTATCCAATGCCTGATGGTCCACAACACGTTTGGCAAATTAAACTTAAACCATGGGAATATGGTCATGAGGCAATAAGTGTTGTTGATGGTGAGATAGATGCTCTTGAGGCAGATATCCAAACTAACTTACAAAATGAATTGATTGCCCCAGAATGGGGGATTCAGGATGATGATGTTCTCAACTTTGATGAGACTAATCCGTTTGGAACAATAGGAAATAATTAATATGTTTGGCACTACCTTTTATCACGCTTCAGCAAGAAAACTTATTATTGCATTCGCATCGGTGTTTAGTAACATCCATGTACAGAGAGATAATACAGGAATTACAACTATTACTGCTGGTAATTTTATTGCTGGTGATGAATATACGATAGTAACAATTGGTACGACAGACTATACATTAATAGGAGCAACATTAATTACGAGTGGTGCGTTTGTAGTAGGAACGAAATATGTAATCGTAACACCAGGAACTACAGACTACACACTGATTGGTGCTGCAGATAGTGTTGCTGGTACAATATTTACAGCAACTGGTGTAGGTGCTGGAAATGGTACTGCTCTTAAGGCAGTATTTACTTCTACAGGTGGGGGTTCTGGAACAGGAACTGTCACTTATGCGACTGGATCTGTAACGGATATTCTTGTGCCAATTGCATACGAATCCCAAAAGAAATATCTTGCACGATTAGTTAAAGACACTGTGATGAACAGACAAGTTCCTCGGATGGGTTTCGTCATGAGTGGAATGGAAATGGATACTACTCGTTTGGGTAATCAAATGAACGAAATAAGATTTTCGCATTCTGACCCAAATCAGGGCAGTGCCATGTTTTCACCAATACCATATAATTTTAATATGACACTTGATATTTATGTTGATTATATGGAAGACGGTCTTCAGATAGTAGAACAAATACTCCCATATTTTTCACCAGATTTCAATGTAGTAGTTGAAGAAATTCCGTCCCTAAATATAAAAAGAGATGTGCCTATAACACTTGGTGGTATTACCATGTCTGATGAATTTGAAGGTGAGTTTGGAGACCACAGAATAGTGAATTGGACACTTGATTTTACTATGAAGGGTTGGATTTATCCGCCTCTACGTTCTGGTAAGGTTATTAAAGACATATTGGCCAAATACAAACTTTCAAACGAATTTGGTAATTTTGATTTTGCCAATAGTCCAGTGATGGAGCAAGTACGAGAAACTGTGGATCCAAATGAGGCAACTGCAGTTGAGGCATGGGAAATTAAAGTAGAAGTTGGTCATCCAGACAATCCTAACGATCCGAATGATGTGGATTCTGTTACTGAAGTTGCTTGGCCACTTACATAATGAGATTTAATAATGACAAAACCGACAATAGATGAAAAACTGAATGAAACATTACTAAACGGAGTAGAAGAAGCAGAAGATATTATTGCAGAATTTACTAATCCTGATGGTGTAATTGATGGTGAAATTTTAGTAAATGGTTCAGGAAAGAAAAGAGAAATTGCTACGAGGGTAGAAGTAAACTCAAACCCAATGACAGGTGATTTATTTGATGATTATGCGTTTGCGAGAGATAATCTTTATAATTTAGTGGAACGTGGGAACGATGCACTAGAAGGTATTATCGAATTGGCAAAAGAGATGGAGCACCCCAGAGCTTATGAAGTTGCTGCGGGTCTTATTAAAACCGTAACTGAATCAACAATGGAATTAATGAAGATACAGAAAGAACTTCAAAATATGAAGGGTGAAAAACCCAAAGGTTCTACCACGACAAATAATAATTTGTATGTTGGGTCAACTGCGGAATTACAATCATTTTTAAAGGATAGAGAAATTAAATGAAACAGGAACTAGAAAAAGAAGTATTGGTAAATCACAAAAGAGAAACCAGAATGCAGTCTATCGGAATGCTTCTTGGTATTGCAATTGGTGTATTTGTAGCAATGAATCTTATTGATGTGGTAAAAAGTGTTGATAGCATTGTTGCAACTCAAAAAGAAATTCTCCATGAACATGAAGACTTAAAGAATATACAAGCATACAATATGGATCATAGAAGTCAAATCGATGAAGATATTTTAGTAATGTGGCATGAAATTAATGGCATGAAAACCATTCTGATTAAAATTGAAGAACAATTACATAATTCTCATCCACCTGCAGAGTAAATCTAGGACTTAATATATAATGGCAAAAACAATCTATCTGGGAAATCCTAATCTCAAACGTCAAAATGTAGAGATTGATTACACACAAGAACAGATTGAGGAATTTATAAAATGTAGAGATAATCCAAGTTATTTCATCAGAAATTACATTCATATTGTAAACCTTGATGAAGGTCTGATAAAGTTTGATTTATATCCCTTCCAAGAGGAACTGGTTGAAGCTCTCGGCATCAATAGATTTACAATTGTTAAATGCCCACGTCAGTCTGGTAAATCGCAAACATCACTTGCGTTCATGCTACATTATGTGTTATTTAATGACCAAATGCAAGTAGCAATCCTCGCAAACAAAAGTGCAACGTCAAGAGAATTACTCGGGCGTCTGCAAATGGCATATGAAAGACTGCCTTACTTTCTTCAACAAGGTGTCATGGAATGGAACAAAGGTTCTATTGTACTTGAAAATGGTTCTAGAATAATGGCTGGTTCCACTTCATCAAGTTCTATTCGTGGTTACTCTTTCAATCTAATATTTCTTGATGAGTTCGCATTCGTACAACAGGGTATGGCAGAAGACTTCTTCCGTTCAGTATATCCTACAATCTCATCTGGTAAAGATTCCAAAGTAATTATTGTATCAACTCCAAACGGAATGAACCACTTCTATAAGATGTGGAGTGATGCATGTGATGGTAAAAATACATATAAACCATTTGAAATTAACTGGTGGGATGTTCCTGGTCGTGATAGTGACTGGAGAGAAGAAACAATTAACAACACCAGTGAAGAACAATTCAAGCAAGAGTTTGAGTGTGAATTTTTAGGTTCTGCAGGGACATTGATTGCTCCTGCTAAATTACATGCATTAGTTATCAAAGACCCATTACACACCAGAGACAATTTAAAGGTATATGAAGAAACTATTGAGAACCATGCATACTTTATTGCCGTTGACGTTGCAGAAGGTAGAGGACAAGATTATTCTTCAATGAGTATTATTGATATTTCCCAATTGCCCTTTAAACAGGTCGCAACATATAAATCTAACGAAATATCCCCACTTTTATTCCCAAATTATATTATGCAAGTGGCAATGGCATACAATGATGCGACCGTTATTATTGAATCTAATGGTCCAGGTGCGGAAGTTGCGAATATATTACATTACGATTTAGAATATGATAACACAATTAACGAAAGTGGTGTCTATAATAAATTAGGTCGTAAAATGTCCAGTAGAATTAAAGGTATTGGTTGTTCAAACCTTAAAGATTTATTAGAACACGACAAACTAATCGTTAATGATATGGCAACTATAAGTGAATTGTCAATGTTTGTTGTTAAGGGTAAATCATGGGCTGCCGAAGGTGGTGGGCATGATGATATGGTTATGGGTCTTGTTATGTTTTCATGGGTTGCAACCCAACCAGAGTTTAAAGAACTAACAGATATGGAATTAAGATTAAAATTATATGCAAATAAGATACACGAAATTGAAGAAGACTTGACACCGTTCGGGTTTATTGATGGTGGAGATGAACCTGATGATTATATCGTAGAAGGTGGTGAAGTTTGGCAAGTTACTCATACAAGCATGCGGTTCTAAAAACCTGAAAATTATAAATAATAGTATCGAAATATTGGTTTCGAAACTAAAGACTCAAGGGTGGGTTTTGGTATTTAATATAATAATATAGGAGAATGACAATGGGATTTCAATTAAGTCCAGGCGTCCAGACAAAAGAAATTGATCTGAGCACGTCTATCCCGTCGGTTGCCACCAGTTTAGGTGCTACAGTTGGTCGTTTCACTTGGGGTCCAGCGTTCGATGCAACGCTTGTGGTTTCGGAGAGCGATCTGGTTAGTGTTTTTGGCAAACCCGATAATACATCATACCCAGCATTTTTATCGAGTGCTGCATTCCTTTCATACGCAAATTCACTTCAAGTGGTTCGTGTGGTTGATGCAACGGCAACTAATGCCAATGCAAGTGGTGCAGGTGTCCTGATAAAAAATGATGAAGATTTTGAAACACAACAAGCTGCTGGAACATTAACAGAAGGATTTTATGCTCGTTATCCAGGTGCATATGGTAACGATATATCAGTTCAAACATATGACGCAACAGGTTTTGCTGCTAATCCAGGTGGTGCTTCGGTATTTGAAGTTGCCCCATCTGCTGCAAATGATGAAATCGCAGTTGCTGTAAAGTTTGCTGGTGCGGTTGTAGAAACTTACATAGTTTCAACAACTGAAGGAAAAGTTGATGGTGATGGAAATAATATTTTCATCGAACACATAATTAATAATAAGTCTAAGTTGATTCTTGCTGATAACGCAAACGTCACAAATGCTACTGCTACAGTTGCTTTTGCAGACGGTCTTGATACTGGTGTTGGTGAAGACGACTATAAACTTGGTTGGGACATTTTTGCTCCTGCTGATGATATAGACGTTTCTATCTTAATTGCTGGTGGTGTTACTGCTGAACCTGCTGC